AATCCAGACGATATTTTATCTTATCAAGTACATGACATATTAAAACCCGTCTATGACCTTGAACCAAAATATACAGATACGGTATTATATGAAAATATTCGGACATTCCGTAGATCACGAAAGTTTACATTAAATCTTATTAATCTGCAATTAGGCCGTGATGAACAATTAACACTATTTGATTATGATCAGAAAGTCTATGATCACTTAGCGAGGCAAACATTCACAGCTTCAGCTAGGACTATGCGTCGTGTGACGGATAATATTAAATATAATATAGCTCAGAGTTACCAGGAAGGAATTGGGATAAAAGATGCTGCCCGGCGTTTACAAAAAGAGTTTAACTCACTTAAAACATTTGAGGCACGGCGTATAGCAAGGACTGAGATTAACAGTGCACAAAACCTGGGCAGTTATCAGACGTATATGGATTATGACTTGGAGTATCATCAATGGTGGACCGGTCAGGATGCACGTGTACGTGACAGCCACCGTGCTATGCATGGTGAGATTGTGGAGGTTGGGCGGCAATTTAGTAATGGACTATATTATCCGGGTGACCGTAGTGGTCCTTTAAATGAGTGGATTAATTGTCGATGCACTACAGTTCCTTATTTGATGCCGTTGGGTTATATGGCTCCGCCCGTTATGAGCCGTTTCAAGGAAGTTGATATTGTGCGGATTCCTGGTTTTGAGATTCCAAGGATTATATTATAATATTTGTTCTAATTTTTCTAATTTTCAGAAAAAATTGTTTTTAAGGAGTGATATTATGGATTATATTATAATTGGAATTATTGGAATTCTAGTTTTCCTCCTCGTTTTGGCAGTTAATGAAAATATGAAGTTGAAACGAGAAATAGAGAAATATAAACGTATGAATCAGTCTTTAGCTGAGAAAGCATTCAAATAATATTAATTTAATACTAATCTACTATTTTTTTACTATTTTTACTAATTTAATGGAGGTGGAAATATTACAGATAAAAAAAATGTATCCCCTGCCTTAGCTGTAGAAAAGGCGAAAGACCATGTATTATTCACAGGGACAGCCCTAATCCCAGGAGAACCAGATTGTGACTTTCCGAATGGAGAAGTACTCCTAACAGAAGAGAAAGTTGCAAAAATGGCGCATGAATACCTTCTCAATTACAGAATAGTTGATAAGGATCATAACTATTTCTTAACTAAGAAATCAGTGGGCGACCCGGTGGAATCATGGCTATTAGATGAGCCTAAAGTTATGAAAAATATACACGGAATTCAAAGAGAATATCCAAAGGGCACATGGATTGCTAAAACCAGAATAACAGATCCCGAAACGATGGTTAAAGCAGAGAAGGGAGAGGTTGCCTATTCTGTGACTGCACTGTCAAAGGAGAAAGCGGATGAGTATAAGGCGGCTGTTAAGGATAGGGTGTTAATTAAGGATTTAGAGGACCCTGTAGGCTTTACACTATCTCTTGTAAGTAATCCCTGCGTTGACAATTCTTGTAGTGTTAAAAATGATGAAAAGGAGGATGATAACATCAACCAAGACAATTTTATACAAAAATTTATGACAGCACTGAAATCTGCATTCGAAGACGAGGCAGATAATAATGGAGGCGATAATATGGCAGATAAAAATAGTGAAAAGGATGGCACAGATAAATCTGAGAAATCAGACGAATATGTGACCAAATCAGACTTTGAAACCTTTAAAAATGAAATATTAGAGGCAATCAAAGGCGGAAAGGATGAATCCACTAAATCAGAGGAAAACTCTGAGGACGGGGATAAATCTGAAAAAGAGGATGAAACGGGTAAAAATGAGCCTGGAAGTAAAGCCGTTAAAAACCATGACGACAACAAACCCGAGGCTAGTTTTAAATCCATTGAACATTATATGGGACGGAATAAACGCGGCCGACCCATTAAACGAGATGAATAGGAGGCGATATATATGGTATCAAATGCACAGGCATTAAATGATATAGTAGCAAATAAGGCATCAGCCCTTGCAGTCCAAACATTCAATAAAGGTATACTTAACCCTGAACAGGCTGGGCGGTTTCTGAGAGAGGCTACAAATGACCAAGTGGTTATGAGGGAGGCCTCAGTTATCACCATGAAAAGTCACACTAAAAATTTAGATAGGGTGACTATGGACGGACGGATACTCCACAGCGGATATGATAGTTCAGGGCTGACCAGGGAGTTGACTGATGAGGAAAAGGTTGCATTCACGACATGGCAGAATCAGCTTGTTGCACATAAGCTTAAGAGTCAGGCTGAGATTGAGGATGATGAATTAGAGGATAACCTTGAGGGTAAAGCCTTTATCAACACACTCCTTGACATGATCGGTGGACAGGTCGGTGAAGACATGGAGGTCTGGGGTTTATGGGCTGATAGTGATAATATTGCCTATGAAACTGATGACCTGCTTAACAGCACGATTGGATGGCTTCAGAAAGCTGGATACAAGGTTTATGATACTGATGTGACAGAGGAGGGTATTGAGGCCTTGTTTGATGCTTTGATAGCTGCGATTCCTAAGAAGTTCATTAAGAACCGGAATCAGATGAGGTTCTATGTGCCTTATGACTATGAGAAGATGTATAGGGATGAATTAAAGGGTCGTGGAACACCTCTTGGTGATAATACCATCACTGGGTATGTTCCATTGGTATATGAAGGTATACCTGTTGTTCATGTGCCGTCATTGGATGATACTGTTGCACAGGGTCTGTATGGTTCACCGGCCGCTATGCTGACTAATCCGGCTAATATGGTGGCTGGTTTCTGGAGGCAGATTGGTATTGAGCCGGATCGTCATGCTGCCGCTGAGATGACCGAGTATGTCTTGACTATGAGGGGTGATGTGCACTTTTATAATGAGTTTATGGCGGTTACAGCGTTCCCTGAATTGGAGGAACCAGATTAGGGAGTTAGTTCCCTAATCCTTTTTTTTATGGAGGTATGATTTAAATGGTGTTAAGTGTAGTTAAGGCTATTAAGAAGTTGATAGAAGCAATGCAGGAGAACAGTTTATCCGTAGGGGTTATATCACTCACCGAATTGATAACGACTAAGTTATCTGCTGCTTCAGGGTCTCATATTGAAATTGTTGCGGCTAAGGATATTATAGTCACTCTTGGTGATAATGCCGGTGCACAGAAAGTATCCTTTGCTGATAGTGATGACTCTGAGGTTGGATCATTAGATAGTGAGGGTAACCTTGACTTGGATGGTGTGGTAACCCCTGCCGGGGGGATTGTACATGTAGTGGATACGGGAGAGTATACTATACCTGATAATTCTGAGTGTATAGCTGCCTTTGGTGCTGCCGACGCGGTTGGTGCTGGTTTTATGGGTGTTATAATTGACACGGGTAATAATAAGACATATCTGGCGGTTAGTAATGGTTCTGCTTATCAGATATTTGAGGGTGCTGCCGCTGCGACGTAGGTATTGAATTTGGAATGGTGGGGGGTGTAATTCCCCCCCTCATATTATTTTATTTTTATCATTTTTATTAAATCTTTTAGATGGAGGGATGGATTATGGTAGAGGATTGTGAAAAGAAGCGTTTATGGGATAGGTGGCTGTGTAGGCTTGGACATGCCCTTATAGATTTAGGGGATAATACTTATGCTTTGAAGGGTCAAATACTTGCGAAGGATAGTGTTAGTGGCGAACTTGTGGAGTTAGAGGTGGTGGATGGTAAGTTGCAGATTGCTCCTAATGTGGATGTTGAGGTTAATTTGAGTGAGAATATTGGTTTGTTGGATAGTGATGAGAATGAGATTAACCCCGCAACAGAGGACACGCTGGCCACTGGTGATATAACCGGTGCAGACCTCACACTCGATGAATATGAATTTGATCCGGCTGTTAAGGCCATTCAGGTGGTTAATGATGGTGTAGCGAATATAACCGTTACGGTTGGTACGGATGAGTTCGTGTTACAGCCGGATGAGGCTCGTCGGATACAGTTAGACAGTGGCCCTATTGAAACTGTGGAGTTTAGTGCAGATGCGGTGTTCCGTATGAACGGAATAAACTAAAAGGTGAAATTTTATGGCAACTAGGACAAGCAGCCAATCGGGTAACTGGGATCAGACAAGCACATGGAACGGTGAAGATGTACCCGTCAATGGTGATACGGTAGTGATCAGTGAAGGCCACAGCGTAGTTTTTAATGTGGATCAATCCGGTTTTAGTAATGGATTGGCTTCATTAGTGATTAATGGTACTTTAA